GAACGTGGCCGCCGTGCGACATCCCACGGGCACCCTCCAGACTGCCGCCACTTTCTTCCACAAATGCGACTATCGCATTTATGAATTCATCAAAGGAGGCAACATCCTCACCCAAAGTCCTGGCATTGTATTCCTCCTCTGTAAAACCTATATTCTCTATCAATTCCGTTTTCATTGAAACAAGCAAATACCGTTTCTTTTATAAACATGAAAAGCCCCGACGGAAGCCGGGGCCACTTATCAAATGAATGATAAGTAAAACTACTACAGCAACAAAGGTATGTTTTTCCTACCACATAAACAAATTATAGCTCATCCCACCACCGACATAAAAACCACCCGGATAACCATATCCAGCCTGCAACCCTAATCCCAAACGCTTCTTCTTCGACTTGATGGCGACCGGATGGTATGTATCATTCGTCACCGTCTGATACACCGTCTTCGGATACACCACCATACTATCCAGCCTTGGGTCAACATACCCGCTCACCACTGCCCGGTAGCTGCTATCGGCATACACCACCTCCTTGCGATGTAGCAGCGTGTCCCTTATATATATGGTGTCATCAGCGACCCAACGCCAGAACACAGCCATCGGTGCAGAGATAAGCATCGTATCTACCTTGACAACCGTCTTTATCTTCGTCTCTACACGAACTTCAGCCGGAGGCTGCTCATGCGGACGGAACCAAGCCGTCACACAAGCAATTGCCAGCAGTACAATTAATATCCACGGTAACTTTTTCATAGTCCCAGATATTTCATAATACCCCATACGTGCATATTCACAATTGCCAGTTTACCTTCTTCGGACAACAAGAACTCCACATCCTTTTTATTGTCCTGAAACAGATTTTCTGTAAGTACAGCCGGACATTTGGTATGCTTCAGTATGTAGAACCCACTTTCTTTATCCTGGTCTCCATCCGTCATGTCCTTGCGTATCTTCATTCCCGGCAGACAGTATTCGGCATTCTCGTACAGACAAGTCGCCAACTTATCCGCTTTTGTTTTGCCAACAGAAGTCCACGCTTCCCAACCACGGGCAGACATCCAATCACTTCCATTACCGGCAGCATTGCAGTGGATAGAAACAAGGATAACCTCAGAAGCCTTATACTCGTTCGCTCTACGGCATCTCTCTGCCAGTGGAACATCTATCTCTTCCTTGACGATACGCTCAGCATCAATGCCATTCTTCCTTAACTCCATTACCAGCCGTTCAGCTATCTCACGGGTATAGGCATACTCCCTTAACCGGCCGTCCGGAGAACGCTTACCGGGAGTATTACTACCATGTCCGTTGTCAATCAATACTTTCATTTTTCTTCCTCCTTATCAATTTCATTTTCAATTCTTCCAATCACTTCCTGGACGTGCGAGGGCATCGCACGCTTGAACTCAAACCTTATCAAATGGTAGATTATCCGGAAAGCCTTATTCTTCGGGTATGCTGTAATCAGGTTCTTGAATGCGTTTTGCAAATACACGTATGAGAAAACATATGTAATAGTCTTTATAACAATGAGAGCACTTTCACCGTCACCTATTGAATCCATAAAGACGAACACCACCTCAATAATAACCAGGTACAAGAGCAATTCTGCCAATGCATTCTTAAACTTACTCCACTTGAAATTCTTGCACCGAATAATACTCACGCCATCGGCACGCATACCGCACCAGATATTAAAAGCAAACATCACCGCCAAAGCTATAAGGAAGCCTTGGGTAGGTGTCAGATACGCTAATGTCGAACTAAATAATGACACGCATATCACACGAATTTGGTCTAATGTCAATAATCTATCCATTTTCAAATACCATATAATTATTAATACTACCAACCTCTTTTTTGTCGAACAATTATTAAAAGAAGTAAGCCATCATCATATATGAAATGTTCCATAATATTCCACTGACATGGGATGTCAATGCAAAGCTACCAGCACCTGCCGCCTCGAAAAAGGACATAAAAAAAAGAGCTCGATGACAACGTAAGTTGCCACCAAGCTCTTGGTGTTTATATGCATTTCTACAAGCAAATATAGGAATTTATATTTGAAATCCGATTACTTATTGCATCCTTTTTAAATGGTCATCCAATGTTTTAGGATTGCATTTCAATTTACGACAGATTGCAGCCTTGGAATATCCGTAATCGAGCATGGTACGAATAAGAGCTTCTTTACCCGTCAGCTTGTAATGCGAGTTATGCCCACCCTTATGCCGCCCTAATTTCTGTCCTTCGGCAACACGCCTGGCAAGACCTTCTTTGGTCCGTTGCGAAATCAAATCACGCTCAATCTGAGCTGACAGACCAAAAGCGAAGGCAAGAATCTGAGACTGTATATTGTTACCCAACTCATACTTCTCCTTTACAGTCAGAACAGTGATTTTTTTTTGCATGAGAGTGTTTAGAATGCTCATCACTTCCATCAGACGACGCCCAAGACGACTAATTTCAGAGCAAATAAGGGTATCACCCTTTTTAAGTTTTTTCAGCAAAGCGCCAAGCTTCCGTTCTTTTGCAGACTTGGTACCGGATATGGTTTCCGACACCCATTTGTCTATTTGCAGTTCTCTTATCTTACAAAATTTCTCTATCTCAAATTTCTGATTCTCAACCGTTTGTTTATCTGTACTGACTCTAATATACGCGTAAATCATTTTTCACGCAAAGATATAAAACTCAATTACAAGGTAGAAAATAGCACATCCTTATAAGATGCCTATCCAAAGTTATCGGATTACATTGCAGCCTTCTACAAATAGCGGCTTTGGAATATCCGTATTCAAACATCTTTTTTATTAGCCGTTCCTTTCCAGTCAATTTATAATGGGAATTCTGAACACCTGGTTTTCGTCCAAGCTTCATCCCCATGGCTACCCGCCTGGCAAGTCCGGCTTTGCTTCTCCTTGATATATCTTCCCGCTCTCTTTGAGCAAATAAGACCTTTAAAAACGTATCTTGCACAGAATCTGAATCATCTTTAATAAGCTTGTCATCACGGATTTCCACAATATTGGCTTTGGCAATCAGACAATGAGATATGATAGCTATAACCATATACGCACAGCGTCCAAGTCTTGAAAGTTCCGTAACATATATGGTATCGCCTTGGTCTATCGTATTCAGTATCTTACCTAATTTCCGCACATTGGGATGCCTGGCACCAGACACACTCTCTTCAATCCACTTATCTATAATGAGCCCCTTGCGCTTGCAGTATTCAGTTATCTCGTACCGCTGGTTTTCAACGGTCTGTCTTTCGCTGCTGACTCGTATGTAACCGTAATTCATAGGATTCTGTTTTTCTCCTTTAAAAGTAAGAATTTATATGCAATTAATAAAGTATCGAACATAAAGTTTTCATAATCCGGAGGATTCGCCCATTAAATGTAAGAATATGGCAGAAGATATTAAAGAAAATGCAATGAGTGGTGGAACTCCGGCACGGTTACGTGGACTGGCGGCAAACGGCAACAGTATATCACCGACATTGGAAGAAGTAATGAACGCAATGGGAATACACACCTATAGCTTCACGTTGGCAGCAGGTGAGGAAAAAGACCTTGGTCACTTAGGATACGGAATGTATATTATTACGTCTTCGGCACTTGGAATCTCTGCTCTTTTTATCTGTGGTTCCTATCCGGATAGTTTTATATCAGATGGAGGAAAAGGACGTTATTGTGATTACACGGATGGAAGTAAGTCTATTGTTTTCGGACGAAAAGCAGTGAATGAGAGATTCTTTATCAAGAATAATCAGGAGGTAGAACGTGATATAAGAATAAAGAAAATATTAATTTAGCATATCAAATAATTACCTAATCTGACGGTATAATTTACCTCTTTCATTTCTTATCCAATCTTCTGCCCCTTAAATATGCAATAGTTATGGCTGAGCAAGATATTAGGGAGAATGCAATGAGTGGTGGTACTCCGGTACGGCTGCGTGGACTGGCAGCAAATGGTAACAGTATATCACCAACATTGGAAGAGGTAATGAATGCAATAGGAATATACACCTATGGATTTGTATTAAACGAAGGCGAAGAAAAAGACCTTGGTAGAATGGGAAATGGGATATACGCAGTTATGACGACTACCAGAGGAAACGCTGCTATTTATATATGTGGTTCTTCCAGTCAATGTTTTGTATCAGATGGAGAAACGAATATTTTTTGCGACTATACAGATGGTACTAAGAGTATCGTATTCGGACGAAAGGAAACAAATGGGAACTTCTTCATTAAAAACAATTTATCTTATGGACATAATATGGTTATAAAGAGAATAGTAATTTAATTATTTAAAATAATTACTTAATCAGAGGCCTTTGTTCAACCTCTTGCTTCTTTGCCATATCCTTTGCCCATTAAATGTAATAGATTATGGCAGAGAAGCAAGATATAGCGATGAACCAGTTCCAAGTGGTGACAGATGTAGAATACATCTATGGAGAAACAGCGAATGGCAGCCAGGGGAAGATTAAGAAGAGTGATTTATTCACAAGAGTTTTTGCATATAAAGGACTTCTGAGAGAAGATAAAGACCTTAATACTATTTCAGAAAATGGAATATATTATTCTGCTAATGCGTTGAATTCGCCAGAAAGAGTAACTGGGTTATTGTTGCATTACATGGAAACAGATATGGCTTCCCAAATTCTAATAAATTCACGAACTGGGGAGTTATATACTCGTTCACAAGTATATAATACGGGAAATTGGGACAAGTGGACCGAATGGAAGTCAATTTCACTTACCTAATCTGGCGACATAATTTGCTCCTTTGATTTCTTATCCAATCTTCTGCCCCTTAAATGTAAGATTATGGCAGAGCAGGATATAAAGATGAACCAGTTCCAGATAGTAAGTGATGCACCGTATGTATATGTGGAGCTGGCAGATGGTAGTCAAGGGAAAATAAAGAAGAGCGACCTTAAGCTGCAAATGAACAAAGCAAATGTTGTTAAAGATGGAGACTTAAACAACCTTGTAGAAGCAGGAGAATATACCGTATGGAATAATGTGGCAAACATTCCATCCAATAGTTTTTATTGGGTCAAAGTTATGGGTTCAACTGATTTTGTACAAATAGCAATATCTTTTAATGACTTGAAAGAGTATAAGAGGTCATACGTCAATGGCGCTTGGACTCAATGGAAATGATTTTTACTACTAAATAGAATATTTCCTAATATACTCTTTTTCTGCCATAATCTTTGCCCCTTAAATG